TTCCGATTGTTCCGTTGCCAGAGCCTGTAGCATCCATTGGGTTTGCTCCTGAAGGAACTCCTCCGTTGCCTTCCATGCTTCCTCGTTGTTCACCCACATCTGGGCTTTCAGGGCTGTTTGCTTGTTGATTAACATTGAGGCTCCTTAATATTTCTGCATAGACAGCAGCTTCATCAGGATCATTAACTAATTCAGCAGGGTCCATGTCTTGTGAGATTGCAAGTTCTTTAATTAAATTTTGTATCTTCATAAATGGTGCTAACATTGGATTAGAAATAGTTTGTAACAACATTGTCAATCGTTGACTACGTACTTCTTTCATCATAACAGAAACAGTACCTTTAGGTTTGATTTCTAAATCACCGTCAAAGGTTTCTGCTTTTTCATTGAATTGCATATTCCATTGAAAAAATGCTTCACCTAAAGGACGTAATAAACTATCATCAATATTTTTAATTACTGTTTTAATACCAAGACCAGCAGATCCTAGTAGCATAGATAATCCAGCAGCCGTTCTTCCTGTGCCAGTTACTCCTGTTTGTCCATGTACAACAGAAGGAATACCTGTTTCTTCATCAGCAAGTTGTCTTGCTTTGTCATACATTTGCATATTTTCACCAGCCGTACTTGGAAACTTTAATCCATTAATAGCTGTACCTGTTACACCAGACTGTCTTCTAAATACTTTACCAGGATAAATATCATAGTTCTGTCCTGGTACTAATGATGCTTCATCTACATCAAATACTAAATTACCTGCAAGAGCTAAGTTATCAATAGCCATTCTCATATGACCATTCATTAACAACTGTGCATCTTCCATGTTCTCTGCAACACCAATACCAAATACTTGATAAGGATTTTTCTCATAAGGAAAAATATGATAGGGTATACGTTCTGGAACAAATGGATTTAATACAACACGTAGCACTTCACTACCACATACCCAAGCATTAATTTGAACAGATCCTATTTCATCTGCTCCATAAGGAATATTAACATTATATTCTCTTGCTGTTTTAGCATCTAATGTTCCCCAGTATTCTAATACTTCATAACGATTTTCATTATAGGTAGGATCATTTTCAGAATATATTGTGTGTTCAAAATATCGTTCTTCATACGCAGAAGGTCTTTGTAGTATTCTATTGATTGCTGCAATATCGAATAGTGGTAAATCTTTTAATGCACGAAACTGATCTCTATTCAATCGGTGACGTTCAATAACATATTCACAATCATCTATATCTACAGCACTAGGGTCAGGATAAAAATTCCAGCAAGATACATGAGAGATACGTGGAACCATTTTTTCATATGGTGCATATACACGTTCTCCATCTATGTTCTCCCACTTATGTACTTTTTTGAAAAAGTTAAATGGACCTTTAGTTACACCAGTACCTAACAAGGCTTGTTCAAATAATGATCTACGAATTTCTTTTATTGCTGAAGTGTCAAGCAACTGATCGTGAACAATCTTGTTAAGTCTTCTGGCTGCAATTTGTGCTGGTTTTAAATCTGGCTCACCAAATTTACTGAACCCTTTCTTTAAAGGAGCACCTTCTAATTCTTTTGCTAAACCACCTAGTTGTGGTTCACCTGCTTCTGTTGCTCCTGGTTCAAGTGTTCTTCCATCCCCCTCATAACCGTAAGGATCGAGATCTTGACCACCTCCCATCTGTTTTGAAACAGCGTCAAGATGGACAGCTTCTTCTATTCCATCAGGATCAGGCGTAGGTTCAATGACTAACGGAAATTCTCCCCTACCAAATAAAATATCAGAGATTTGTCCATAAGCTGCAAGGACTTTTACCTTTGTTATTTTAACAGTAACTTTAGATCTTTCTGATTCTCTATAGGTTTCAGATTCTGAAGACAGACCTCTATAGTTCTCATAGGATTTCAACCAGCGTTCTTCATCTGATCGCCTTCCTTCTTCAGCAGAAACAAATTTTTGACGGATGTAACCTGACAGTCCTGGTAATGCAGAACCAGGAACTACAGCAGGAACATCTTCTAAATCATCAGAATCTAAAAATGACATACGATACTAACCGTATATTCTATCGTCATCTGCAAGGGCATCAAAATTTGGTGACATATGTTTGCTACCTGCTTCTGTTGGAGCAACTAAAGTATTAGTAAAGTTTGCTTCATTGCCAGTTCCAGGAGCTATTTCTAATTTTTCTCTTGGTGCTGGTCCATCAGGTGTTTCATTCATTGCACCCTGTTTAATACTTGAAGTATCAAATGGTTTTTGACCGTACATGGTAATCTCCTTAATATCCAAAAATAGGGTTGATCGGTTCTGGTTGCTTCTGATGTGTTGTCCATCCATTGAATAAACGACTTGGACTTTCAACTTGCCTAGTCATACACATATAACGGAGTGCATCATAAGCATGGTCAGAAGCTTTGGTGTCGACATCCTCACTATTCGTTTTGCTCAAAGGCAGGGATGTCATCTCTCTAATTAAATTGGTACACGAACTAAATATACGTAACTTTGATCCAGCTTCAGGATCGACTCGTAATCGTTTATGTATCTCTAGTTTTCCTCGTATTCTGTTTTTATCTGCTGGAATAAATCGACAACCACTTTTATTAATTAGTTCTGCTATCGTTAATCCACTTCCTGTTCTATTCCAACACGCTCCATCAAGGACAGAGATTATTGGAGCAGGGTCTTCTGCTTCTAATTCTTTTATTCGTCTTCCTAGCTCATCACCGTTCTGTCGTTTGATGTAAAGCTCTCTATAAATCCAAAGATTATCGTCTTGGTCTAATGCTCCCCAAAGGACACAGGATGGACTTGTGAACCCATAATCTGCTGCCCTGACTCTGTACCATCCTCTCGGTAACTCAAATGGATCTGTAACATGATGTAAACGATTAAACTCACTAAAGGCTGCACCTTCCGCAATATCCCAGTCGCCATCTAGTAATCGTTTCCTTTCTACTTCAGGTAGTGATAAAAGCATCATCTCATATTCACCACTATGTAGTAAATACGGATTGTCTGTTAGTTTTGCTGGTATGAACTTTCTTGTAAACAAGGGTTCATTAGCTTTTGTAGAGTGACTACTAGGATAACGTAAAACTTTTGTTGTACTAATATCTGTAGCCCAAAAAGGTTTGTTCTGTGGTGCAGGATCTATGTAGGTTTTCTTTACCCAATCATGTCCAGGACCACCAGGGTTAGCTGTTGCTCTCATATATGTTTTTATTTTAGGATTTGTTGTACGTAATCGAGAACGTAAGTAATCCCAAACATAAGGACTAGGGTAATGGGTTATTTCATCAACACCAATCCATGTAAAAGACTGACCTTGATACCTGCTAACGTCTGTATCTCTATCCAGATACGAAAAAAGAGCAGTTGCTCCAGAAGGAAAGTGCCATGTGCTTTTCGCTTCTTTAAATACTGCTCCTTTAAATGCTATGGGATAAAATTGTTTGCTTTTTTCTATAAGTTCTGTTAATTCAGCTAGTGTACGTCTTAGTAGTAATGCTCTATGATCGCCTATGTGTGCAAATCGTAAGAGGTCTGCTAGTAGTGCGTAGGATTTTCCTCCACCTGCTGCACCTCCGTACAAGACATCACTCTCTGGTGACGCTAAAAATTCTGTTTGTGGTCCAGGATTAGGCTTAAACGCTACTTCGTTTTGTTCTATCTGTTCTTTTAACTGCTTGGGTGCAATTTGTACCAGATCTTCTGTTAATACTTGCTTCTTATTTACAGCAGCTTCTAAGTTTCTTAGTTGTCCTAGCTTTTTTCTAGTGGTTGCAAGTTTATCCTGTATTACACTCTTTTCTTTGGACTCTGCTGCTTTTCTACGATTGCGATTATATCTATGTGTAGGAGCATTGGGATCTTTCTTAGGTCTACCACGCTTCCTTTTAACTAACTTTTCCGTCTGGGTCATAGATTTGTGCTTCCTCATGTTGTGTCTTTTGCGGTAATATCACAACTGCGTGAAGGTTTTTCGACTCTACAGACATTTCTTGTTTCTTTGTTACTCCTGCTCTATCTAATATATCTTGAGCAGCCTTGAAACGTAACTCTGTTCTACCTAAAGGCTCTCCTTCATCATGGATAGCTGTCATAGAATCAACAATTTGTTTCACAGCCTTTGGTGATGTGGCTGCAAACTCTAGTTTCGCCCTTTCAACAATCTCATCTCGCATGGATGAAAGAACTGTTGTATAAGAATTTTCAGCATATCCTGCTTTTAATGCAGATTGCTTACCATTACTAAATGTTTCTGGACAATCAACATCAAAATAGTGAGTAATAAAAGCTTCTTGCTTCTCTGTTAACTTCTTTTTCTTTGTTAATGAGTTCATTTTAAATATATATACCTATATTATATCACATTTTCAACACTTTGTCAAGACTATTAAATCAAGACAAGACAAAGTATTATTAATATTTATAAAAATGTTGAGAAAATGTTTAAAAGATTCTTTTAAAAGACAATTAAAAGAGGATTATAAGTATGATTATTATAATGATGATTATAATTATTTATTTTAAAGCCGTTTTATCTTCTTGCTAACCTTTATATAAATATTATAACATATTTTTAAACACTTGTCAACCCCCCAAAGGTTTAAAAATTAGAAAAATTTTCTTGAGATTGTTATATATATATATACCACCCCCCATGACCCATGCGTACCCTCTTACATAATATTTATATATCTTTTGTTCACGTTTTGTTCACGATTTGTTCTAAATATTTTCTCAATGTTTTCAAACACTTAGCAAAATGTTCTTGTTTTGTTCTTGTCAAGCATTTTTCCCAGTTTTCCAACAATTTTGCAATAATGTTGCAATATTTACACACTTATTATATGCAATTTTGCAACAATGTTGAAAAAGTGTTGAGAAAAGTTTGAAAAGTGTTGACATTGTGGCAAGTGTGGCAACAAAAAGAATTTATTTCAAATTTATTTTCATAATGTTTTCAACAGTTTAACAATTATTTTCAATATTTATTTAATTTTTTTATATTTAGGCCTTGCAATTTAAAAAAATGGTATTATTAATATAATTATTATTTTTAATTAAATTTTTTAAAACGAGGTAAACCATGAAAAATACAGATAAAAACGAATTAACAAATACTATGATTGAATTAATGAAAACTTGTGGCAATGACTGGAAGAAAAGCTGGGCAAGTAATGGCATCAATAAAAATGCAGATGGCATTGCTTATACTGGAATTAATCAATTATCTTGCATGATTGCATCGAGCAATAATGGTTATTCTTCAAATATTTGGTGGACTTTTCCGCAATTATTGAAAAAATTTGGCAAGGGGAATTTTGATTTGAAAGGCCAAACAGCTACAACATTGGTTAGGCCAATAATAAAAACTAATGAGGACAATGAGATTGAGTTTACTACATTCAAAGCATTTAAAGTGTTTAATCAATCCCAGGTTAAGGATTGTCAATTTGATAATGAGACAACAACAACAAAAGTTTTTAATGATATTGCATATGTAGAAAACTTTATTAATTTATTAGATGTTAATATTAAATTTGGTGGGGATAAAGCATTTTATAAACCAAGTGAGGACTATATTCAGATGCCTGAAAAAACTAGTTTTGACAATGAAGTTTCATATTATGGCACGTTATTACATGAATTAGTTCACTGGACTAAAAAAGATAATAGGTCAGGACGTAAACAATCCAAAAATAGAAAAGAATACGCTTATGAAGAATTGATAGCTGAATTGGGTGCGGTGTTCTTATGTGCTGAATTTGGAATTGAGACAACACCCAGAATTGACCACGCTCAATATTTAAATGGATGGATTAAAGCACTAGGCAACGATACTAAAATTTTAAGGGATGCAAGTAACGAAGCCTGGAAAGCTTGCCAATGGTTAATAGAGGAAAGTGAGGGAAAACAAATTAAATTAGTAGCGTAAATATAAAACTTGCTAACCATTGTCAAATTTGATAATGGTTAGCTATCTTAAAAACTAACAAATTGAAAGAGGTAAACAAAATGGATATTAAAGAAAATTGGATTATGAGTAATAACGAAATTAATGAAAGAATTAATATAGCCACTTCAAAATTAGGAAGCAAAATTGAAAAAATTAGTTTAGTCAGTAACGAAGTTAACCATAAAGCAATCAGCCCAGTTACAGCTATTGTGATGTTAAAACAGCCTTACAGCTTTACAAACAAAAATTCTTATTCTGTTCATTATTTTTACACTTATGGGGAGAATAATAAAAAAGATGAAAATTTT